GCAGGCCAACATTGAGCAAATGTTTTATCTTTACGTTGCTGTCTATATTCTTCTCTTACTTGTTCTTCGGTTAGTTTTTGTTCGCTCATACAAACACCTCTTTCATTATAAACTTACACTTTGTCATATTGAATTTGATAAACGGATTGAGTTTCTTTAACTTAAATGATTTTTCAGGCCAGATAATAGTTTCTTTAATTTCTTTATCCCAACGTTTAACAAAACCTAATACTTTGTCAAGTATGATTACCGTTTGAATTGAGATAGAATCCGACAACAATAGTCGTAACAATTGTGGATGTTGGCCATTATGTACGAGAAACAGATCATCAAAACGAATCCCGTCAGCATTAATCCTATCATTAAGCAATACGCAATCACCTCTAAAGTTGTACGTAAATGATTGATTATACTTTCGCCATTTGTTATATGTACTTTCGCCATCTGCCCTTACTAGATTACCTATCCACGTTTTTGAATTATGGAAGAAGTTACATACAAAATATTCTAACATCTCTTCCTTTGTATATTTAGTAGTAAGTTTATGAAAGAAAAATCTATCATTACGTTTTAAAAATGTATTAAATGAAGAATTTACCTTGGCATTATGTCTGTAATAATCATAACTATCGGAAGTAAAATGCAACTTAATAGCAAGATATAAGGTATATGCTTCATAACTGTTCATATAGGTAAGATCGCTGTGCTTGATTTTTCAACCAAGTTCAAGTTCTCTGCCTCAATTTTTATCTTTTCTTTTAATGATTTGTTTATCAAAGGTCCTATACTTGCTGTATCTATGTCGTTGTCTTCACAATAACTTAATACTGCGTCCATGTAACCGATACGCTTCTCTTTTACAATACCTTCAATAATTAAACCAAACTTTTTGCTGTTCATTAACATTAGTATTTTCTAACTATGTGTCTTCTTAATGCTCTTGTTAGTTCTTCTATCTTATCAATAATTGAAATCAAACTAGGGTCAGTTATATATTTACCTGCCTCTTTTGCCTCATCTCTTAATTCGTTATACTCTTTTACTGATATACGTACCATGGGACTGGTATCTCTTGTAGATTCATTCTCAAATGTTTTATCTACTGAATTGTCGTCTGTCATAATTTACCTCACTTTATATACTATAATTATATCACATTATACTAATTTGTCAAGCCTCTATTCTGTTGCTAGGTTAGAGGCGACCCCTTAGCAGTTATTAAGCTGCCATTGCAAAGTTATTGTTTGCATTTATAAAAGGCATTACGTTGCCAGCGATTAAACTCCAGTATGTTTTAACTATGAATCGATCCTAACTCTACCCCCTAAATTTCATTGTTTAGATGGTGGAGTAGCCGAGAATTGCACTCGGGTCTTCTCTAGGTATTATCATACCTTCAACATTTAATTCATTAATTCGCAAGTCTTTTTATCTGCTGGATTACCTACAGACTTATCATACAACCATATGTATGAATAGACTACTTTGTCTTCCTTTACGGTACATTTCTTACCGAAAGAAACTTTAGGTTCTTTTATACTACAAGCAGTTAATACTAACGCACTTAATATAACCATTACAAGTTTCATTGTGTTCCTTTAGTTCGTGTTACTAATCGTTGGTCGGCTTCGTTCTATCAAACGTATGAAACAACATACACGTTTCAGTTTGTTGTGGCACGTCAATTGTTGCGATAGCCTGTGTGCCATCTTTACTTACCCAATATGTCATCATATAGACAGGCATACCATTTGGTTCCATGCCTTCTCTACCTAATGCAATATCATATGGTTCAAAACCATAGTGATCTAGGTACTTTTTTACTACACTCGGTATAGCACATAACGCTGGCACTTGTTGAAAACCAAACATGTTAAGATAGTTTTCGTGGTCAGCTCGTGCTGTACTGATTGACAGTAAAACAAAAATAGTTATTAGTAATTTTTTCACTTAACTATTTATGCTTTACTCTCCCATTCTTGCCAGAAATCATAGCTGTTATGTCCTAAATTTGTATATGCAACATATTGCCATGCCAATGGATTGTCAGCATTAGGTGTAAGTAAGTATTTCTTATCACTCACTTCCCAAACTATATTACTTTTTGTTGATAGAGCGTCTATAAATCTAATAAAATGTCTTCTTGCTCTATCTCTTGTAATAATAGCAGTTTCAAAATTTAATCTTTTAGCCATATCTAACTGTTGTTCAACTACAGCTTGAGCGCTTGGTCTTGCCCATCCTGTAGTTACAGTAGGTCTGGAACTTGTCGCACGGTAATATCTGTTCATCACTCTTATACAATTGTTAGGATATACAGGACAAGTATAACCTGTGCCACTCTCTATAATCTTACCATCTCGTTTTACAGTTGTTACAAAAGGAAAGTTAAAGTAGTCAAGGTCTTTATAATTTCTTGCCAATCTGTCATCACTCTTACAAACAGATTGCATATACTCGTTTAACTCTCTTGTCTTGTCAGGATACAAATTAGGAAACCATGTTTCTACAGTACCAGATACTTTGTCTGCTTCTGTTTGTAATTCGCTAACTAGATGGTGTAAATTTATTTCTTCAAACATTCAAAGGGTACATCATGTATGCCCATGTGAAAAACAATCCTTGTCTTTGTAGGACCTTTAACACCATGTGACTTTCTTGTATTCAATATTGTCATTGTATCATAAACAATAGACTCTCTACCATTATCATCT